AATATTTTAATATTATTAAAGTACGTAATCTCCTTTCGATACCTACCCGCATAACTTATTAAGTATTGTTTATTAGACTTTTTAGGGATATCATATTTTCTTGGATCTTCTTTTATATGTGTACAATACGGAACTTCGATTTGATTATTATTACTAATAACAGATTCGTAGCAAATAAAATATACATTTTTATGAAAATTAAAATAATTTAAAAAACATCTAGAATCTTCCCACATAACATCCGAATATACTATAACAACTCTTTTGTTATCGATAATACATTTATTAATTAATGGTGAGATTGAATTTATATTGTTTACTATCTGGTTAACATCATAATAATATCTTTTCGACCAAGCGCTACAGAATAAATAAATAGGTATAAAGACTATATTTGCATCATCGTAGCTGCTAACTAAATTTTTATGATGTTTAAACATACGATGTAATACTATTTCTAAAGAATATTGTGACCGTAAATACTTACAGTTATCAAAATTACTGAATTGATCATCTATCACCTCAGTATCGTTTATGTGTACAGGCAACAAATCTAAATTAAATTTAGAATCGATATTCAAAATATAAAAATTATTATTAAGCATATCTATCGTGTATCTTTTGTAAAGCAATTATCATTGGTATACACTCTTCATTAAAGTAGTTTATTTGTCTAAATAGTATTTCATGATTTTTAATTTTATTTATATAATTATTTGGATCTGATAACTCAATATTTAAAACTGTATCTATAGTTTTGGCATAAATTGTATCTGGTATATTATTTTTATTTGGTAAAATCAAACAACTGTCTCGTAAATTTATATCATTCGTAAATACTTTTTGATATAATGATAGTTCGGCTTCGAATATTATTGGAACTATATTATATGCCAGACATTGATAAAAACATATTCGAGTTGGCGTGTCACCTCGCAATACGAATAGATATTTTGTAGCCATTAACTCGCGCTCAATATTTTGCAGATTACCGATATGTACATCTATACGTAACAATCGTATAAACTCTCGTATCCTTTTAAGTAGCGGCCTATTATTATCTTCTAACGTACCTATAAATGTTAAATTGTGTGTCTTTATTGTATGTGTAATTTTATCAATCATCGGTACAGTAAAGAAATTATAGTTAGTATTCCCATTTAATGGATATGGAATCGGTATCATTCTATCATATGTGCCTAATTTCAATGTATTAGTAGTATTATGAAAAGATATTTCATCTTCATAACTTAAAATAGTTACGTTCGTGTCGATCGGTTCAAATGATGTTTCGAATAAAACGTAACTATATAAAATAAAGTGCGGAACGTTTGAATGAAACATCATATGTTGTTCTACAAAATTAACCCAAAAAAACCTAATGAAGTTTTCTTTATGTTCAATACCAAAAGTTGGTGGTTGGCTGGTCGGAATTATCTCGGAATATATATTACAAAATTGTAATTCGTTATATAGTCCATGCCAGTTGTCATTTTTTATTTTTCCATAAATTAGTTTAATATAATTTATAGGTATAAAGGCAAGATCAGCATTATTAATATCAGTAACGATTTCATATTTAGATCGTAATTTAATTAAGAACGCATCATATAAATCCATTTCGGGTGGTACAGAATCAAAAAATGACATAATTCTATCCAATGCTTCAAGTTTATAAACAAAAACTTTCATACAAAACGATTATTAGTTTTTATTCAGCATATTTACGATATAACGTTCCATATAATAAATTCCTTGTATCTTACCAGTAACCGCTGATATAATATTATCTTGTTGTATTATTACCGGCGATCTGTCAGCTGATTCCGAATATCGTTTTACCTTTACTGATGTATAGAATGAATCATATGTAAAAAAGTTTCTGAATTCCGGATAGTATTTCTGTATTTTTGTTTCTATTACTTTACGAATAGGTTCTATCGACTTAGAATCGATTGTTTTGCTATACGATTCTAGATCTATATGGGCATCTGCTACAAATAATGGTGTATATTCCACATCAGTTACTGTATATAAGTTTCCTTTAAATGGATATATAGAAAATAACGGACCATCAACCATAGTTAACGATCCAAAATCAGATAACAAAGTTTCATATACCAAAGTCAAACTCAATTCAAAATAATGATTTTCAATAGGTAATAAACGATTGTTACTAACATTTATTACCAAGTCATACTCCTTAGATAACTGATGTATTCGTTCTTCGGTTATATTCTCGATTGTTAATATATCTGATAGTGAATGTATAAAGTGGTTACGAGCTTTTTCTGGATTAATATACTTTTCATCTACTATCATACAACCATCAATGTTTTTAAACATATCAACAGTTGTTTCTTGAAATCCTATATTTTCATGCAAAAAAACTGCTTTAAACGTTGCATAATCTAATAGAGACTTATCAACAGGTACCGCATAATAATTATTATCTATATCCTCGACCAGAAACGGATACTCTTGTATAAATGTATCGAATGTATCGTAGCATAGTTTTCTAGTTTTTTGATTTCTACTATAATGAAATCCTTTATGTAAACGATTTTGATTATAGTATGAAGACTCACTGAATATTCCTTTCTTATCAAATAACGTTATATCATGATTTATCTTAAGTTTTGAGGCTAAATGGCAACCTAACCAACCGGCTCCTATGATAGCAATACGCATTCTTATCTATTAAAATCATCATCAATTCTAACAATATCGTCTTCACCACAATATTCACCAAATTGAGTTTCAATTATAATTAAATCTTCAATGCCAATATTATGAACTCTATGATAATCACCCTTTTCAATGTGTACTATAGAATTAGGACCAATTTCTTTATTTTCAGCATTAAGTGTCAGTAAACCGTTGCCTTGTACTACAACCCAGTTCTCACTTCTCTTCTTATGATACTGATAAGATAATCGTTTACCAGATTTTACAACAAATCTTTTTACTTTGAAATTAGGCTCATCCAATAATACTTCAAAGTATCCCCATGGCCTTTCTTCATAATCCTGGTGAGAACCGAATAACGATCTAATTACGTATCCTAATGTTTGATCGTTAGGATTGTTCTTAATTATGGTCTTCAATTCAAATAGTGTCATAAAAGTTATTTTGTTGTTCTTGTTTAACAATCGTTTTATGATGAATTAAAGCGAATGCATCTGGTAGAATTGATATTTTTCTATATCTTGTAGGTACTTCATGAACTTTATTCTGCCATATGATACCAACATTATTCTTTATAATTCTTTGCTGATTATCTGGAAAATTTATAAATCCTTTCTTATTTATTCTCCATTGCCATTTAGCAATATGTTGAGGCGTAATACCATCAACTGTATTTTCTCTTGGTATAGCATAAACATCAACATCAGGATTAAGAACCAGAATCTCTTTCAGATTAATTATCAATTCAGGTTTAGGCAATTCATCAGCATCGATATTGAAAATGTAATCACCTTTACATTTATTCATTAAATGATTCTTTTGTTCACTAAAATTACCATCTAAATTTTTAAAATGTAACTGTATTTTATTAGCTCTATTATATTCTGTAAGTATGCTGACAGTTTCTCGGTCATTAGAATAATCATCTAATACAACAATCTCATCTTCAGGATCTTTATACTGTAATATTGTATCGATTAATCTTTCAATACATTTACCTTCATTATGCGTTAATATAGCGTACGAGATTTTCATTTGTCTTCTACCTTAGTTAGTTTTGGTAATTCTATTTTTTTCAGTTGTGGCAACTTTAATGCTTGTACCTTAGGAAACTCAGGAACTCTTTCTAATATTTCACCTAATTTATCTTTCATAGCAGTCCAGGAAAAATTATCTTTTATTAATTTAGTAGTTTTTCTTGACTTTTCCAAGTATTTGTCATAATTTTTATACACATCTTTCATAGCACCCATAAAGTAACCATAATCAGCAGTAAACCATTTAGACTCCTTTAGAATAACATTATCCCATGCTGCACTAGGATGAACATTGTTTAATGCTCCTGGTACTAGAATACTATAATCTTTATCTAGAAAGTCAACGTGTCCTGACCAATTGGTTGCTATAATAGGTTTACCAGATACACTAGCTTCTGCTAATGGTCTACCAAATCCTTCACCTTTAGTTAATGATAAATGAGCTTTAACTTTTGGGTGCATATATAATGAATTCATTTCTTCATCACTTAAATCACCATGTAATACATATACATCTGGCAATCTAGTTGCTTTGATAGTTTGTTTGATAAAGTCTATCTTTCTTAATATTTCTAAACGGTCTATATGAGAAAAAGTACCACCGCTAGTTTTCAGAACCAATGCAGGAGGATTTTGAGTATTCTTAAATGTATCTAAGAATGTATACACTAACATACCCATATTCTTTCTATCTTCACCTAAATCTCCTTGCATCCAATGCCCAACTGATAAGAAGCAGAAATCATTTTTAATTTTAGCAAATTCATCTAATAATGTCTTATGTAATGTATCGGTCTTTTTATATACATCTAAATTTACTCCTTCAAATAAAACTTCTATCTCTTTAACTAGTTCCAATACCCCAACCTTTTGTTGAGTTTGTTTATCTAGTTTATCATATTTAGTAGTCAGAAATACATCTTTAGAATGTTTAGACGGTACAATTACTAGATTCATGCGATTACAGCCTTCTACCCAATCAGCTGAACATTGTGTGGTTTCTATTCCAGCTGTCACTCCAATATTATATTTACCTACAGGTTGAAACTCATTAGGTACTGTAACTTGTATAAACAAATCTGGTTGAGATTGCAGCGGTCCTGTTAATCTAGAAATGATATCATCATCTTTACCTGCTATTAAAGCATTAAGTGGCGTTGCTCCCCATCTAGTACTGATAATTTTTACATCATATTTGTCTAATGCAATTAATGCTCTTACTAAATCTCTTGATCTAGCTCCGTAACCTGAAACTGTGGCTACAGGCGCTGCAACTACGCAATTTGGTTTATTTGTATTTTCCATAACTTTATATTAAGATTTTATTAGTTCAAAACGTTTTCTAGGTTTCCAATTTTCTAAAGCTGTATTAATATACTTAACAAATGCATTATTCATTTCTACTGCACTTAACATTGTATCAGGCTTTAAGAAATGTTCTCTACCAGCAAAGCCTCTTGCTTTTCTTTCATAAGCATCTATATTATATACCTCTTCTAGTTTCTCTGCAGCATCTCTATAACAAGCGATATCATCCCATATATAAGGAGTGGGTACAGACCCTTGTAATGTTCTAACCTTAGGGAATACAGGGAATGCCCATTCTCCACATACTTGATACTTACCATCACTATTAGTTCCCCACTCTTCAGAATAATCATCTACAGTTAAGAACTCTCCTTCATTATTTTTAAATCCACATTGGTCTTGTAATCCACCTGTAACATTTACTATAATAGGAGTACCGGCCATTACAGATTCTGCAGTACCTAATCCAAATCCTTCATTAGAAGCTAGATTAATTGTAACATCTGCAATATTATAAAGTAAATTTAAAATCTGCGTTGGTACCTGTTGTGTTGAATATATAACTCTATTATTTGGTAGTAATGCTTTTTGAGTAGCAAATAAATCTGTACCATTTTCATCTACTGGTTGTGTGTGCATTAATAGTACACATTTATCAGCTTTTTCTTTAGGTAACTTATCAGTAAATTCTTTAAATGCTAACATAACATCTGAAGTATGTTTTCTTCTGATATTTCTAGCATTATATAGTACTACAAAGTCATCTTCTTTAATACCTAAACTTTCTTTATGTTTAAGCATTGCTGTATAATCTTCTGTACCATGCTGGATAGGATAGAATAGTTTACTATTTATTCCGTGTGGTAAATAAGTTAATTGCCAATCTTTATAATCTTCACCCTTTAGTACTGCTTTATTTATTGCTACAGTTTGTTTACTAATACCCATTAACATATCGCACGACATATAGAATGGTTTGTTCCAATCTGGAGCTGGCCAGTTGTCCCAGATATTTAAGTACACAAGTGGCAACATTTGTCTTATTTCATGCTCGCCCATATACAACCAAGTCCAGAATCTAGGATCTGTAAAGTGCATTATACAATCTGGTTGCTCTATATTGATTAACTGTCTGATAATATCTAAATTACCATATCCATCAGAAGGATAAACTTTGACATACGCATCAGGCACTCCAAATTCTTTACCTATAGCTTCTGATAAATCTATAACTTTACCTTGGTCCGGATGCTTAATAGCGGCACCTAATTGAACCCAATCAAAATCTTTTACAGTACCTGTAACGATTTCGCGTGACACTACACCCACGCCTGAATTTAATCTTAAATCATCGGAAAGTAAAAGTATTTTTTTCTTTTTTCTAACTTCTTGTTGAGACATAACTTTTTATTTTAAATAAATATAAGAAAAAACTTTAAGAATATAAAATTTTTACACTTTATCCCCTATTATTATATATTGTTTACCATATTTTGTCGCCATCTTTATAGCATGGTCTGTTCCTTTTGATTCACCTGCACTTCTAAATGCAATTATTTGATCTGCATACATTGCCATAAGTTCGTTCCTATGAAATAATTGCGATACATGAAAGTTATGGCCATAATATTCATCTGGCATTGCTGAATATAAATTTTTATTAGAACAAGCAGGATTAAATTCTAAATATCCTACATTCATTTCTAATGCAAACTTTTTAGCATATTTGTCTGCTCCTTGTCCTGCACCACCTGATACTATTTCTAATTTAGGAAACTTTTGCTTAAGTAAGAATATCATTTCTCGTATCTTCTGTTTATTCTCATAAGTACGACTACCTACTATCGCAACTTTAACAGTGTCTTCTTTTTGCGAACGTTTAGATTTTATTAATGTCTTACAATTATGTATATTGAATATTTTACTGAAGGGTGCGACCATCGCTGAATTTAATTTTAAATGTGTCTCCCATATTATGGCTATCAGTACTATCTCTAAACTTTATCCAATAAGGACCCTTTTTAGCATAATATACATCAAAGTCTCTATATGGTGTTATTGATGAAATAACGAAATGTGTTTTACTTGAACTACAACCGTATAGTAGTAATAATATTAAAGCGTATCTCATAATTTATGTACTCTGTTTTCTTTTGGGCATAGTTCGTGTAGGTTGAAATAATCACACCATTTGCAATTCTTCGAATTATTTGTGAATGCTACATACTCTCTATCAGTATTCTTAGAACCATCAGGATTGAAACAAGATGAAACAAATTCATCTATTTGAGTTTGTAACTGCTTTCTAGTAACTTTACCTGATGATGGTTCAAATTCTTGAACTCTCTTTTGTGGAAATAAACTTTCTTCTAATAGTTTTCTTTTAACAATAAAGTACTGTATATGAATCTTTTCTACATCATACCCATACTGTTTAGAAAAGTATTGCTTATATAAAACTAACTGAGAAGTTTTGAGCTTATTTACTTTATCATATTTGTTCCATCCCCTTGTAGAAGTCTTTATATCATAAATGTATATTTCATCAGTCTTAGTATCTCTCAATACTAAATCTATAAATCCATTCATTACAACATTAGGATTAGATTCAGATGCTTGCATATATAATGGCATCTCAACACCTAATAGTTCCAAATCCTGTTTCTTAAAGTATGCTGTTCTATTTTTCTGTATATATCTTAGAATTTCTACACCATCATTATAATGTTCTTGTAATAGTTCTGGTGTAGCGTAATGTTCACCGTTATTATTAGTGTGCATTTCTATCTCATAGGTTTCTACCATACGGTCTTGCAATAGTTGTGGTAGATCCATTTGATCTGCTTCTTTAGCAGATTTATGATATAGTGTATATAAATATACTTGTAAAGTCTCGTGAAATGCTGTTCCGAATGTAGTAGCTATACCAGGGCCGCCCTTTCGAATCTTGTCTATATAATGTAATTTCCATTTGAGTGGACATTGCGAATACATTGCAAATTGACTATACGATATTGTCGTATCAGTAGATTTTCTCTCAGGTTGTGTTATTCTTAATAAAACTCCTAAATCGGCTAAACTTTTCGGCATAATTAAATATAAGACTTTTTCTTTAAATCACCAAGAATATCTCTAACTTTATTTAACAAATCATCTAACGTACCATCATTCACAATAGTGTAACTGAATAATGAATAATCATCTAATGAGGTTTCGCTTGGATGCAAATCAGTCATTGGTTGTCCAGGTCTTATCACTCGAATTAATACGCCTTTTTTAAGTATTATTGCATTCGCCTCATTCGGAAATCTAACATCTGTTATTATCCATTTGGGCAATTGGTCTTTATCTAATACATCAAATTCGTCTGTACCCTCTGCAACAGTATCACTCAGGTATTCAGACAGGGTCGCATTAACCCATACATCAGTATGCAAGCCATTTCTCATTGCATCGGTACCTAGCTTTTGTAATAGCTCTCGAACCGTCATTTGAGTATGTGTCCATTCATTACCAAACTCACCGCCTGCTCGCTCCATGTAGTCCCATTCAGTACCTAAAAAGGTTTTTTTAAATTCTTGATCTTCAAATTTATAAGTAGGAATACCTGTTAAGATAGATGCTATCTGTTTAAGTTTACCTGCAAACTTTTTTATTTTCCAATCAGAATTATACCAAGGCTGAAAATGATTACCTTTACCGTCTCTGTAATTTTGAAACTCGTCAAAGGTTCTGTAATGTTTACCATCTTTATTGGAGCATTCTGATGATAAGTATTCTATCATTGCTCCTACAGTATCTTTGCCGCTTGAAATTCTACCGCTTATTCCTATTAACATATAATTAGTTTTATTGATAAAGTGCTATTGATATACCTAAACCAGCTACTGCTCCGGTTGCTGCACCGAGTGCATAAATTATTCTTTCACTTAATTTACCAAATGCAATTCGTTTAACATTAAAAGTCCAAACAAAACTAATAAAAAAGCCAACAATAAAACATCCTACCCATTTTTCATGTGCTAATTGATATGTATTGATTGCTACTAGTAAGACTTGTATTAGTCCACCGAAGAACAATTTTACTTCTTCGGATACTGTATATCGTAATTTCATTATTGTAATATTTTTTTAATTGTTTTGTCATCTTTACCATACTTCTTTAGTATAGTAATTAATTGTTGTGGATTAACCTTTTGCAACATTTCTATATTTTCTATAGCTTCGTCAGAACTACATAAATAAAACTTTCTAACGATATCAATGAGTTCAGTGCTAAACTTATCTTCTGATGTACCTTTTATATACTTAGAAAATCTATTATCTTTAGGTAATAGTTCGCAGTATAACTTTTGTACTACACCATTATCCATATTAATAGTATACTTTTGTAAAGCGTTAACTAAATCAATATAGTCAGTGTTCATAGATAAAAATCTATTGACCATATATGTTGACCAAGTCTTTCTATCTGATTCTGATAATATTTTCCAATCTCGTTTAGAACTCTTGACATTATTGATATGATCAAATAATGACATAGCTTTCTGAACTACCGGCTCATTTTTATCTACAGGGTTCTTTTTAGCCATTATAGTTTAATTAAATATATGTTTATTTTTACAATTTTCAAAATGATATCTATTTCCCTTTGCTACTGTTTTATTACAATATGTGCATGGCATTTTAGGGACATTCTTTTTAACATACACATACCCAGGTTTAAGTTTACAATTATCGAAATGTGATCTATTACCAGAATATACTATTAAATTACAGTGAGGACATTCTTTTTTCGTTCTATAGAATATAAATGCAACGTGTTCATTTCCAGGTTTAAATTTACATTTATCAAAATGATATCTACTACAATGTGCTACTAACTTATTACAATAAGGACAAACATGTTTATCATATATACGTCCTTTAAGTCTTTCCCTTATTTTTCGTTTATGTTCATCCGTAAATGGGGGTAAACTAATACCTAGCTTACTTTCAGATATACGTCGTTTAGTCTCTTCCGAATGCGCTAATTTTCCTAATGCTCGTTTAGTATCTATAGTTTTTTGTCTTTGTTCAAGAGTTTTTGGTAATATAACCTGATACTTTCTTGCATTCCTGATTTTATTCTTAGTTTCTTCAGACACAATCCTAGATTTAAGTTTTTGTTTTGTCTCTTCCGACATACCTAACTTACTTCGTAATTCCTTGGCTTCGGCATACATCCTACTCGATGGTATATAGTAATTAAATCGTTTACTTTTACAATTGCACATCATCCAAAATGCAATAGCTATACCACGATTTTCAGGATATATCCGTATTAATAACCAATGGCATAAAAAATGCTCTCGTGCTGTAAGTAATACTAGATTGTCTTTATCGTCAGTACCACCTAAGCATTTTGGTACTATATGATGGCGTTCATAATAGTTACCATTCTTTCTTTTTCTAGTCCCGGAAAGTTCTTCTTGTTTTGCTCTATATATTATAGAGTCGTAAATCTTTTGATAGTTCATATGTATTAAATTTGGCTACATATAAATATCAGGAAAAAAGAAAACCTGGAGCTTTTTATGAGGAGTCGCCAAACTAATACATATGGCTCCAGGAAACGTACTCGTTTTTTATAATATCTTAGGTATATCCAATTCATCTGGCACACTACCGCACGCTGTACAAACGTAACATTCGAAAGGAATTATTCCTGCTTTTCCGGTTGGTGATGTAATTGCAGAAGTCTTTCTGAACTTCATTACTGGCATGAACATATCATTTTCGCATTCGCATGCTAGTTCAGTTGTCTTAGATAAGTCTACCTGTGGAGTTCCGGTTTGTGTTTTGTTTTGATTTGGATTAGTTGGATCTATAATCATGATATAAGGGTTTTTAATGTTCGTAAATATAATAGTACTTGATTGATATATAAGACACATAGTTGCATTGTATGTGGCAATGAAAGCAGAATATCCGACATATCGATATGTGTATGGTTGTCAGTACATGCGCCTAATAAATGTAGAATAAATTCCATATAATTATTTTTTCGTTACTGAAATTATTGTATAGTTTTTATATAATTGTTTAGACAACTGTTTAGCTTGATATTGATTTGTAGCTTGTATAGTTGTTTTAGTCCGTACACCACCTTTCGTTTGAATAGTTACTATAAACCAATTGAGTGATGCTAACAATAAAAGAAATTTCATAACCTTAATTTATATAAATGTAAGTAATTTATTTCGAAATACCAAATTAAATCTCATTCAATATTTTAACGAACATTGCTGATACGTTAATTTCTTTATCGACTACTTGAATATCCATTGCTTGGTGCTCTGCAATTATAAGAATTATAGAGGCTATATGGCCTACTGCAAACTTATCTAAATTGTCATATAAAAATCTATATAATGGTGTAAAGTCTCTTACCTTACTATCAGCTAATAGCTGTCTAATATGTGTAAATTTACCTTTTTTATCTGAATTGTCTACTAAGATTTCTAGAATCTTTTCCATATAACCAGCCTCAACCATTGATTGTTTGTCGATAGCAAGTTTACCATTTATAGCTTGGCGCTGACAAGCATTTAGTATTCTTCTGATATCCGGGTATCCCGAATTAATAACAGCTACTAAATCTTCAGGTGTATACTGAACTCCTTCCTTTTGTAATATTTTAGAAATATGTATTGCAACATCTTTTCTACTAGGGGGCACAACTAAAAATGTCTGACATCTAGACTGAATAGGATCAATAATCTTTTCAACATAATTACAAGTAAGAATAAATCTACAGTTTTTACTAAAGGTTTCCATTAAGTTACGTAACGCGGCCTGACCATTTGATGTGATAAAATCTGCTTCATCTAGTAATACTATTCTCCATTGTTTAAATCCTATAGCACTAGAAAATGATTTAACTTTATCTCTCACTACTTCTACAGAGTTTTCATCACTTGCATTGATATATAACAAATCGCAATCTAAGTTACTTGCAATTAGTTTACCTAATGAAGTCTTACCAGTGCCGGCCGGACCTGCTAATAGTAAATGTGGTACATCCTGATTTTCAAGATATATCTTTACTTTTTCTTTAATATGGTCATTTCCAATATAGTCATCTAGTTTAGACGGTCTATATTTTTCAGTCCATAATGTATTTTCGGTATTTCCAAACATTATTAATTAATTGAAAGTTTAACAAGATAGTATACAGTACTAAATTCTTTATTTGAAAAAGTAACTCTACCTAATCCTTTACTGCTAATCTCCAAAGTACCTGTGCAATCTTTATTAGCTTCTAGAATCTCTTTAAACAATTTAGCTGAGAAACATACTGGGCTCATACTACTAGTCTCTAATGTGGTTGCCTTAAAAGATATCTTATTAGTATTCACATTAGAATAGTTAATAATAATATTTGTATTAGTGCCATCAGATTCTACTGCAAAATTATCTGCCTCTGGTAAAGCATTCTTAGCTTTAATGAACTTAGAAGTAAATTCTTTTGTCAATTCAATCTTTACATCAAATGGTGGCAATTGTTTCAAATTAGGAGCAGTAGGAATTACTGATAAATCTGATAACATATAAGATGCTTTAGTAATAGTATCATCCATAGTTACTGAATATACTTTACTTTCCACTTTATTGAAAGTTAAATTAACCGAGTCATCTAATGCTGATATTAATTTAATTAATTGACCTGTAGTATATACACCGAACTCAACATCTTCAGCATCAAATTCATTTAATTCTACTTCGCCAATAACAGTCTGATCTGCTGTTATAAATTTAGTAGACAATACTTTGTCTTTCACAATTAGTTTAACGCTATCTGCATTTCCTGCTAAATAGTACTTACTAATAAAATTGCTTAGTTTTTCCTTTTTCATTTTTGTTACTTTTTATTTTATGATTAATATAATGAATTTAGTTGAATTAGTAAAGTCTTTGTAGACATTTTTTCGAACTAAAAAATAATGTTGATAATCTTTTTTCTTCTTGTTCTAATGTAGGTCGTAATGTATCATATTCTAATAGAGCCTTTCCTAGTTTATGTTTTATCATAGGTAATGCATCAATTACTGTACCTATATTAGTAAACCATTCAGATTCTAATCTCCATTCTTCTGGAATAATATTTGTATAAAAATTAGGAGCATTACATAATGGGACACAATTAGCTGCATAATACTGATACACATCATCGCCTATTCTTCCTCTTACATCAAAATTAATAACTACCTTAGCATTCATTAGCCATTGCACATACTGTTCTCTTGTAGGTACACCATGCTCATAAGCAAATACTATTGACACCGGCTTATCAAACTTCATTTCAGAAGTTATTAATGAAAACATTCTTTCTATTTCAGTATTATGATATGGTACATCAACTAATATTAAATCTGTCTTAAACTCAACTGGTTGTATAGAATCTATTCTATCCTTAATTGCGTCAGCCGGTATAGCATATTTAAAAATATTAACTGAATGTTTTGTTTTAGATACAAACTTTTTAAAATCATATCTAAAACATTCATCTGATAATATATTTTTATCTAGAGCCTTAAAACATACTCTATCAAAATCTGACCACCATTGTTTTTCAGCAATTGCAGTATAGGTATATTCAAATATACTAGCACTTCTCCAGAATCCTACAGAAAAAATAGGTATTGAATATCTTTTGGATAACTTTTTTGCTAATATAGTTAGATCTGATGAAGCTTCTGTCATCAATAGTACTGCATTTTCTTTTATAGTACCGTTAACAAAAGCTTCTTTAAGTTCTACTTGGCCTATAATGGTTTGTACAGTTTGTTTTACACTCTTTCTATCTGATAAATGGTTTTTAATACAAAGTTCTAAATCATACTCCCAACCAACTTCAGACCAAATAGGATCAATTACAATAAATAATTGTTTGTATCTAGCAATCATACTAATTCAACTCGTGCACCATTTTCACCATCTTCAAATACTTCTACCCACTCACATCCAAATACATCTAATATTTCTGCAGCTATCATTTCACAACTCTTTGGTCCAAAGTCATGTATTCTTTGAAGTTCTAAATAGTATCTTTTATGTAGAAAGTTAGCTATATCTCGTTTAAACATTATAAACTCTCTATCTCTATCAGAATGTGTTACTTGCAATGCAGCTTTGATATGAAAGATATGTCTGTGTGGATCACTTAAAAATGATACTTCAGGCATAATTTCTTTGGCCATTGGCCAACAATGCAAACCTTCTACTTGTAATGTAACGATTACTGTTGTTTTTGTTGTCATAACTTTATTTTTAAAATGAAAAGAAATCTTGTAAATTATTTTCTGCTTTTGGAATTAATCCATACTGTAAGGAACTATAAAAATCTTGTAACTTATTCTCTAATGCGCTTTCAAATATTGCATCTCTATCTATATACTGCTCGACTATATCTACAATAGGTTCAGGATCTTCAAAGCCCAATAAAGCTAACGATTCTAGATTTAATGGATTACTTTTCAAATAGGTCCATTTTATCTTAGTACCATCAGAAATAGGTGGCTTACTTTCTATTCCGTAATGCATTAACAGAGCATTATAATTTAATGCAGCTTTTGCATGAGCGGTAGTACCTTTAAATCGCATAAAAGGATTAGCAGGATCAAATCCGTATTTACTAATCTCCTTAATACCTGTAGGGAACATTATATCTAGTATTGGTTTAGTTCCTAAGTCCTCTCTGAATTGAATAATCTTATCGTCTAATACTGTTTTAGCATCACCATCTAATATAGAAATAAGAATATTAGACATAAACTCTCTGAATGCTTTAGGAAAGTTACTTCTTACAACATCCATACCCTTCACATCTAGTTTCCATTTCTTTTTACCTCCTGTCATTGCCTCAATAGAAACTCCTTTTTCCATTACTATCTTTTGAGCATATCGTTTTTTAGCTATCCAGAAACCTGCTTCACCAACATATTCTTGTTTAATATTCAATACATGCTCAGTCACATTATGATGCTTCAAAGTATAGTCAGTAAAGCTATTATTGATAAAGTTCTCTACCGATATCGCAGTCTTAAATGTAGTACTAGACTTTTCTTCATAAGTTAATGGTCTTCCTAATTGCTTTTCCATTAATTGAATAATAGGTAATGCAGAAACAAAACTTGAATCTGTATCTATATAAATTACATTATCAGATTCTATATTTAGATTTTCTTTAAACCATCTGTTTATTGTAGGTTCAACATGTGCCTTAAGAATGCTTTGTCCTGTAAGAGTGATACTTTCTGCATTATCCAAATCATAAAATCTAAATCCTGCATTTCCGAGAGCACCATATAAAGAGTTATTGATAATCTTTAAAGTTAACTGCCTACCATCATAAAAGTTACGTTTAGCCATATCACCATCCTGTCCATATTTTTTTGCTAAAGCTCTATTATCTTCTCTTTCTTGCATCCAAGTCTTTAATATTGATGGAATAATTCCTTGAGTACTCTTATCATATAGTACACCTATGCTAGAAACACTATAGTTGTTTGTTAAGAGCCAATCTCTAAAACCTTTAACCTGGATATCCGACTTCTTGTTATTAATGTATATGGGTAAACTAGAGTCAATAGTACTTGAATTATCTAAAAAATATTCTGATACTTCTGACCAATTAGTTATTCTACCAACTTTAGTCTCTGGAGATATATTTAATGACCTGATAATTGATGGATAAAGTGACCCCATATCAACATCAAATATCCATTCATATCTACCAGGTTTAGGAGGTTTAACATATGCTCCTGCGAAATCACCACCTGGTTCTGAATCTGTAGTTGTCTTTTTTGGTCTTCTACTATTAGGTGCTACTATACCTAAACGTTTCATAAACACTAAACAAGCACCATCTAAATATCTAGTTGTCTTATACACATCTTCATAAGGGACATGCCCTTTATGCGCAACACCTTTTGCTAAATCAATAAACTTAAGTTTGTCATCTAGTTCTAAAACTAATTGAACGTCATTAACGTTATATTCAATAAACTTATTTATATCTGTAGCAAATAAATGATCTAATGTTCCTTCATATTGTACTTTACCTTTACCCAATTCCTTTTGAGATATTGATTCTAATGAATAAGATACCTCTTCTGAATAATTAAATAGTTTATATAGCCCTAAATAATCTAAACAGGAAACACCTGCTAATATATATCTGTTGGCCCTTTCATCAAAAGTAACTATATTGATTGGGCTTAGTAGATTAGCATATTCAACATTCAATACTTTATCTATTCTGTTATATAGATACGGAATATCATAATAATCAATATTCCATCCTGTAATAATAGTAGGAGCCTTTTCAGTATATAATGCTAAGAATGATTGTATCAATTCTATCTCAGTATCGAATCGCATTAGATTCAAATTTTTATTTACCGAGTTAGTTAATCTTTTTTCTGTGTCTAATAAAAGAGCATAATATACTCCTTCATGTTTCATACAAAAGGATATAGCAGTTATTTCATTCTTTACATTTTCAGTAGTAGCGAATCCTCCTTGTGAAGATACCTCTATATCTAGAAACATTTCACGATGATTAGTAGATATATCATCAGTTTCATAATACATATCTATTAAGTTTCTTAACTCGGGCCTTAGATCCGATTCATACATTATCCCTTTCTCATCATCTTCTTTACTCCAGGAAGTAACTTTATCAACTCTAGAACCATCTAGCGCAGTTAACTTTCCTAATCCGGCCTTTTTATAGCCATATCGTTTATGTAAAAACTTTAAATAACCTTTAGCATCGTCCCATAAATGTATTGTATTAGTATTTTTATCGTAGTATATATTTTGGTATGCCATTTTATTTTATAAGTTTATTAATCATTATATCAGACTTAAAGAATGTATTCAAACGACTCACTAAATTTGGTAACAAGTTTTGATATATATCAAAGTTATTCATTACTGTGTTAATTTTATTAGCCATTTGTTCCACAGATGCGTCTGAATCATATTTGAATTCAGGTAAATACATTTCTGTATAACTTAATCTATCTGGTACAATCGGTATAGCTCCTGCTAATGCACCTTCCATCATACTAATACCTAAAGTTTCTTGTAAGTTAGCAGAGAATACTATTTTAGCTTCTCCTAATAGTTTATGATATTGGTCTTTAGTCAATTGTTGTTCCTGACATACAATCCATTCATATTGTGGTAACAATTCTGCTAATTGTTTAAATATATGTAATTGTTTCTCAGGAGCTATTCTATGTGGAAATAAAATTAAGTCTCTTTTAGTATCTGGTGAAATCAAATCTTGTAAGTATTCGAACGGAAATCCTGATACATAAACATTATTGAATTCTTCTTTACCGAATACAGACTCTAATAGATCCTTATGGAACTGTGTTGCTACCCATACATAATCTAAAGAATGCAACATTGCTTTCTCAGCATTGCGAACCCATTTAGCATCACCAATTAGTCTACCCAAGAAATCTGCAGGATCGTAGGATCCCGCATGGAGAATTCCATGTAGTTCAACTTTCACTCCTAATAGCTCACTCATATACTTTACTTGTAATATAGATGGGTTCCATGCATCAGTGTATAAAAATTTATCACCTGCCTGTATAGTGCCATTACAAAACATTTCAGCTATTTTAATTAACTGACTTGATTTGTAAATATTTGTACCGCCAAAGTTTAAGAATGCACCTGGAGTAGTTGCATCTGGAATATCTTTCGATCCTTCTATCACTTCTACTTTATATTTGGTATTATCAGTATCTTGTAAATGTTTATCTATTAATTTTGGTAAGTGCCATTTCCATTGGCTTGTGTAACGAGTTTCTACACTTTCTAAATCTATTATGTATATCGTATTCATAACTTAAAGATAAGTAATTATTTTTAAAAAACAAAGTATCCTCTGATATATTTTGGACTTCTGTTTAAGCCATCTTCAAATCCTTGTTTAACTTGAGTCATATTATTTCTGTCATATGAATGTGTCCAGTAATCGGAAGGATCAATAACATTATTCATTATAAGCCTAGCAGTTAATTTCATAACATCATAAAAATCTGAATTTCTTGGTGATGGTAGAATAATATTATAACAGTTCCAGCTTTGTTGAAAAAAGTTAGTAGTGACAGGATTAACTGGTGTAGAAGCATAACATAAAATACCTTCTGGTTTCAAGATATTTAATTCAGGAATCATATCCCATACTTCTGTTTTGGAGGTTAAGTCTATTATAGCATCATACTGAATAAACTTTATATCACCTATTGTTTTCATTTGTATGCCAAGTTTATCCCAGTGCGGATTATTTGATCTACCTACAATATCAAAAGGAATATTTGCAGCTTTAAAGTATTGTCCTATAACCAAACTCATAAACCCAGAACCTAATAAAAGTATATTAGGATTACTAACACCGTTTAATTGTTTAGCTGCCGCTATTGTCTTTAATGCTATATTGATAGAACAAGCGGTAGGTTCTAGAATATACTTAGGTAATACTTCTGGAACTTTAACATATCTATCTTTATCAGATATAAAGTAAGTTGCAAATGCAGGATCTGATGCGTAGGTGGCTACTAAGTCTCCAACATTAACATCTGAAATATTACTACCTATCTGCACAACTTCTCCTAGTCCTTCATGTCCTTGATGTAAAAATGGTATTATTCCTTCATATCCACCGTAACCATATATATCACCTCTGCATATTCCGCATAATAAAGTTCTTATTAAAATTTGATTTTGATTAATATCAGGTAAGTCTACATCATCATATTCTGTAATATCACATTTACCTGTGGTATGTATATAGTTTATTTTAGTTGGCATATTATTTTAGTTTGTCTATAACTTGATGTACAAATGTATCCATCTTCTGATGTATCATTATTCCGTTAGCATCTAGTCCTGCTTCAAATGATTCTAGCATAGTTATATATGCTGTCTCAGGACATAAGCCAGCTTTATAAGAAACATGGTACCCATCTCGCATAAATACTTTCCATTCAATTGATTCTTCTTCATCAGTCTTCCAAGCTGCTCGGCAGAATATAGGTAGTGTATCATTATATACTAGCATTACATCACACATATCATCAACATTATATACACCATTTTCTACTTTAGTTCCATATGTTGTAGAATCTATATCATTTAATGTAAAATTCTGAGATTTGAATCCATCAATAAACTTTAAGTTATCAACATCATACTTAACAAATGCAACTGCTACCTGAAGTAAGTGTGGTAATAAATCTCTAGACACTCCACCAAATGATAATTCTTTATTAGTAAACCAACTACCTGGTTTAGGTACTCGATCTTTATTAACCCAATTCAGTTCTATATGTGATATGTTAGGTAGATTTAGTCCTACTGAATAAAATAGCTGTCTAAAACAATTGTTCTTAACCATAAACACTCTACCAGGAAACTTATCCATATAGGTATCCCAAACTTCTGTAGACTCTAGTCCTGGTTTTTCTACCAATACTTGTTTACATATTGGTAATAGTTTATCCAATGTATCTTTATGTAAATAATTTGGAGTGCATACTATACCTAAATCATACGAACCTGTAGAAGGTATCTCAGTAAATGTAGGATTCAAATCTTTATTTATATCTACAGTATCTACCTCCCAATTCAAATGTTCAGCACAACCTACATATAGATTGCCTATACCTAAACCAACTACTATAATTTTCATTTATCTAAACGTTTAACAAAGTTATAAAATTCATCTCTAACTTTAGCATCATCCATAAATCCACCTGATAACTTTGAAGTCATCATAGTAGAATCATGTCTTACTCCTCTACAAGAAGCGCACATATGTTTTGCTTCAATCATTACAGATACGCCTTTATTACCATTACAAGTATTATTAATAAAATCGTGAACTTGCATAGTTAGATTTTCTTGTACCTGCGGTCTTCTTGCAAACCATTCTACAATCCTATTAAGTTTACTTAAACCAATAACTTTACCATCAGCACCTGGAATATACGCTACATGAGCTTTTCCAACAAACGGCAAATGATGATGCGAACAAATGGATTTTACTTCTATATCACCTTGGAAAACTATACCATCATATCCATCAGTATTTTCAAATGCTGTAATATTAGGTGCTCCAGAATAACATCCTGCAATTATATCATTAATAAATGATTTTGCAACTCTTCTAGGAGTATCGGAACTATGCGGATCGTTCTTCCAATCTATCTTTAATGTATCCATAAATTTAGCATACGCTTCTGTAGCTGCATTTATCATTTCAGCTATCTCTTCTTTTGTCAGTTCAATTGACTGATTAGCTCTTTCAAGTTTTTTACTCATATGTTTGTTTAATTATATACTAAAAAATTCTGTAATACTATCGTTAGTAAGTGTACTAGACACTGCAGTATCTAATGACAGTAAGTAAGTCTCGTGCTTACGTAATACATTAATTGGATCATCACTCTTAATTATTTCATCTAATATTCGCATAACTGTAAAGGTTTCTTTAGATGTTATCTGTTCCAATAGATAATCATGATGATTAGTAAAATCTGATATAGCTACTTGAACATCTTGATATAGCATAAAATTATGTAATGTGATATACATTGTGCTATCATTTACATTATTAACGCAGTCACCATAAGTATATTTTGATCTAATCAAATCATCAAAACCTGTACATTTAGGTAGATGCATATTATATTGATGTGGCTTAATAGTATCTATACATATTGGCGGCTCGAATGATTTATTAGCAGATACTGCTTTCGGTAAATGTATTGATTTGAATGAATCCGAACCAAAATTAGCTCCGGTGTAATACAATCCAAATCCTACAGACCTTGATGGCGAACTAGAATCTGTTGTTACTCGCATATTAGAACCTACTTCAGCAAATGATTTTTGTATCTGAGCTAGAAAGAAAAAGTCGTTTATTCTACTAGTACCTAATATATGTAAGTACTCATTATGTTTCTTAAGATGTTCTTTACCTGATGCTAGTATTGCTACTGTTAAAGCTAACTTATAAGATGTTCTACAACCTCCGGCTGCCCATCCACCAAATTCAAAATCTTTAACTTTATTATACCAAGCGACTCTTTGATCAAAATCATGCCCTTGTATAACATTTAAAAACTTTGTCTTACCTGATTGATGTTTATCGAAATATTCAAAATTTTCAACACTCAAATCTAAACATTCTTGAAACTTTCCTTTCATTTTAAGATTGGGCGGTATATCAATATTCATTGCTAAATCTGAATTTGCTTCTAACCATTCAAATATTTGTTGTCTAATAGTAGTGCTCCATTTAATAGCTCCTGTGGCAATCTGATAACCACCGGAGTCACCCATTACCAATGAATCATTTAGTCCCATTTCAGAACGAATATCCATCTTTTTATATAGATGCCCCGCTGTTAGCAAAAAATACTTATGTTGATATTCTGTTGGGAATTCATCTGAATAGAATCTTGGAGTTAGATCTCCTCCTAATAAAGTATTCTTTCTTGCATAGTTAGCATATTCTCCGGTACTGAATGACGGAAAGTAGATGTAGTTTTCTAATTTCATGTTTATTTTTATTTACTTTAATATAGTAATTTTATATTGTATTATCAAATTTATTTCGATAACAATTTGTATATCCCGAATACATTAATTAGAATAATGATTAAACTTAATGTAGCATGACTTAGATTATTAATATGGATATCATATACTATCCAACCTAAATCGCCTGTACACCAAGCCATTATCGCAAACTTTGTTTTTTGTATACTATTTAGTATATAACCTAACAGTATTAGAATTGTGCAGCACCATGATAGTACTTCCATACTTTTATTTAGATGTTTCTTGTAATTTAACTAAATGTTCAGTTAACTTTTTTACCAACTCTTCAATTGATATTTGAGCAGGACCATACTCACCATCCGACGTATCGAACTTTAGTACTCCATTTTGGAATTCTAATATAGCTGTTCTTGAGTATTTTGCTTCTTCTTTTAATACTTGTGTAGTTATCATATTTTTATACGTTTAATCTTTTATCCCAAGCAAGTTATACATTAATCACACGATCCCAAGCGCTGATGTGTAATCTTGTCAGCCCTCTAAATTTATATTTCTTTGCCATTTCTAAACAAAACTGAGTTCTTTCGTGAAAGTCAGATTGTGAATCTAAACCTGGCATACACACCACTTGTTTTAATGGTATATTGAATGGCTCAACAAAGTCTCTAAAGATTTCCTTTATATCATCTTCTGTACTAATAACAAATTTAAACTGATAATTTGGATGCTCCATTATTCGTTTAATGGCGTCAGGAACTATTCGTTTATTTCTTGCTTGTCCTGAATTTTCAAGTTTAGGTGAGCAGTTAATTTGATTTAAATACCTAAATAATTCATCTTGAATAAAGATAGTACCATTTGTTTCTATTTCATGGTATGAATTAAGTATTGAATCTATACCGTAATTTTGTATTTCTTGAGAATACCAATATGTTATAAAATTTACAATTGCTTCTTGATGCTTTCTCATTGTAGGTTCACCACCAGTCCATATAAGATGAATGTTACCATTTATAATATCATCATATATACCTTGTTCTTTCCATTGATCAATTAAATATTGAAACGGTTTTTCTTCTCCTCTCCAAGCCCATTGTGAAGTTGAATCACAAGTCCAAGTTGCTTTACCTTCTAATTCTAAATCACCTTTAAATATTTCACCATCTGCTAATGCTTTGTCTTTCTTTAATTGTGCTAGAAATTTTGCAGACATACCGCATTGTAGGTTACATAATCCTAAACGAATAAAGTATGCAGGGATACCTGTTGTGATACCTTCTCCTTGAACGGAATAGAAATCTGAACTTATCATTAATGTATTACTCATATTATTTATCTTTAAACTATTTCTTCTAATATACCAATTAATTCTGAGAAAATCAATAATCCGGTAGCAATTGCTATATTAGTTGGTAAACACATATAGCCTACTATTCTAACGAATGATTTTACAAAACTTATTACTTGATGTTTTTTTGGATCTGGATGTGTCATATCTTTATTTTATTTACAAACTAATAAAGCTTCTGATTCTCTCATAATAACATATTCTTGACCATCCAACTTTACTTCAGTGCCTGTATATGGTGGGAATATTACTTCATCGCCTATTTTTACTGTCATAGGAATTAATGTACCGTTCTGTGTGAATATACCATCACCGGTTGATATTACCAGCCCTTGTGATACATTTTCCATTTTTACTGAATCTGGTATAATGATACCTGAAGACGTCTTTTCTTCTTTATCACCGATTATCTTTACTAAGATTCTATCTCCTAGTGGTGTTGCTTTTTTTGCCATAACTTTGTTTATTTAATTGTTTATAATATTTATTCTTCAAATATAGCAGAATTTTTGTCATTTTCAAAACATTCTACTTTAATTACTTTACATCTACCTGCATCTGTTTTAGATAATACATCATTAAACTTATCATATACTAGTTTAGCCATAGATTCTGCACCCATCTTATCCATTACTCTTAAATGTAAAAGATTCATCTGTTCCATTTGCTGGAATAAGTCTAGCATAGGATCATCTTTTTCGATAAGTGTTGTATGATCGAACATATAATTCATCCAATCCTTTAATCCATTTCCTACAGGTTGTGGCTTAAATCCTCCAAAGTCGGTTATCCAATTCATAGAATCTAATTGTTTATCAACATCAGGTTCATTAGATGCAAACCACACTTTAAATATAAAAGAATACCCATGAACAAGCTGACAATGGGAATGCTGAGCTTTCCATTGTCTTAATGCAACAGAATAATTATCAAATAGTTTAGTTGAAACGTAACGTGCCATAAATAACTTTATTTTTATGAATATAAGAAAATAATCTGAGAAAACCTAATTAATTAGATTGTATAAACCAAATTATACTGCAGTAAATTTTTCTACTTCGATTCTAATAGTATCGTTTGCAAATCTAAAAGTTAACTGTGTATTGTATCGTTTAGTTCCTACAGTAGTAACATATCGAAGATAGAATCCTGCTTGGCCTGGACTATCTACTAGTTTGATAGGTGATGTTTTAGTATCAATATCAACTATATCGTTTGAATCGAAAAAATGTGCTTCACCAGTTATACCTTTGTCTCTACCAATTACTTTCCAAAATGATGGATTGATACCAGCCTCTGCTATAGCAAATGCTGTTAGTGCTACGAACGGGTTAGTAGTATCAGATATTTTCTTATATGCAGGAGAAAGTGATTCTATATCAGTTTTCCATTTATATATTATCTTAGATGCTAATTCATAAGTTGATCGTTTCATTGACAGAACCTTAACAGAATCATCACCAGCGGCTTTTTGAATCTCGGATGCAAATGTTGCAGATTTAACTGCATCAACATCTACATTCAAATCTTTAAGATTCTTTATAAATACATTTCTAGAATTAACAAATGATATAGTTGTATTTTTAACTTCCTTTTCATTATTAAATCTATCCCGTAATTTTGCTACTGCGGTATTTAATGCATCGAATATCACTTTATTCTTAGCGTAAAAATCTTTTTCCGATTTTGGCTTACTAATGCCAACAATATCAGAACTCTTATATTGATTCATACCAGCAGCTTTCAATATAGTGTTTACTGACTTATGAATCTTACCTTCTTTTGATATAGCATTAATATAACTTTGTTTACGTTTTGCTTTTAGATTGCCTTCTAAATAATCAGTATATCTAGAAATAGATGCTGATACTCGTACAGTGTCTGAATCTTTTGTTCCTAGTAATTGCTCTTTTGGTATATTCGATTTATAATCTTTAACGAATACTGTATCAGCGAACGTTGATGCTTTACCAGCTTGTGCTTTTTGTTCCTTTAAAGAAACTGCAATAATTTTTGAATTTTTCTGGAAGTTTGAATTCAGATTATTCTTAGGATCTATGTTTAATGATTTTGCTTGTAGTGCCTTTTTATCGCTATTAGGTGTACTAACAATGTATATATCACCAGGACACCAATTATCTGGAAACATTTTTATATCATAATCTTGTTTAATTAATGATACTGCTAATTCTCTGATATCATCAAACGTCTTATTTCTGATAACTTGTCCTCGTTTTGTAATTGTAGAATGTATTGTATTTGCAGCAGATATTGCATTATTAAGAGTATCTAGCTCATTACCTGTATACCATACCCATTTTACATATGAATCTAGATTAGTTACTGCAGAATTTCCTGCTCCATAGTTTGCTTTATTAGATTTGAATACATTAGATATTCCGGATAGAGCATCACTTAATTCTGGTTCGTTTGTTATATCAACACCTTTTCCGATTTTACTTCTTTTTAATTCTTGTAAGTGTAGAATATGTGAACGTAATGCAGTATCTTTGAAACAATCAAAGAATAAACATACTAGACCTTCCTTTAATGAAGTTTCATTAGTCGTTACTGTAGGTCGATTTAGATCTGCCTCAGAAATTTTGATTTTATCAAATGGTAAATTAATTCCCATTTCATCTAATACCTCTTGAAGCTTATACATATCTGAAGGATTATTAAAATCAGGATATCCCTTCTCACATCTCCAAGTCCATTCATTTAATATGGCTTCAATATCAGGAATCGATTTGGGTATTTCGGTGGTATTTTTAGTCACTAAACTAGCCTCTTGTGAGTCTATATTATTAGTCTCAGTAAGTAAAGTATCTAATTTTATACCCATTATGCTAAATTTTCTAACTTATATTTAGTAGAATATAATAACCCTACTATATTATCTATTTCATTCTGAAAAAATGAATCTTGTAATGATTTATCTTTTCTCAATTTATCTACTATAGAAATTATTTTATCAAAATACTTAACTATATTTTCTAGAGTCGCACCATTATCTATATCATCAACATTATCAAAAAATATCAATCCATTTTTACCTTGATATGCTTCTACTAAGCCATCCAATATTGGTATAATACCCTCATAATATTCTTGTAATGCGAGATGTACTGCAAATGAGCCTGGACCTTTCACTCGTAAATGAAATACGTGAGCTTGTGTTCTAGAATGTAATAATACTGATGCTAGTTCTTTCATGAAGTATTTTATATAAATATAGTGTCAAATAGAAATTATTTACCGCTACTGCCGAATCCACCATCTCCTCTTTCAGTACTAGATAACTCTGATACCTCTTCTAATTCTATTTGTGGATATGGTAATATTATTAATTGGCCTATTCTATCTCCTACATCATACTTTTTAGAGGGCACACCCCCTATCTTATTAAATGTAAATTGAATTTCTCCTCTATAACCACTATCAACAACACCAACACAGTTAGTTAGCGCTAATTCATAATTCCGAATTGAACTTCTTGGAAATATCAATCCAACATAACCTAAAGGAATTTCAACTGCTAGTCCTGTACCGTATGTGATTTGAAATCCTTCCTCTTTAATAATTTCTGTTGCAGTTAAATCTAAACCAGCATCTCCTGGCTTTGAATATTTTGGCACAATTGCCGCTTCGTGTAATTTTTTAATACGAACTTTCATGTTTTGTAACTTTTATGTATCCTTTATTAATATTATCACCTATAATATAAGTATATTTTAGCGAATTTAAAGTTTTTGTAACGATTTTTTTCATTTTATCTGAATTACCTGTTATAATTTTTAACGGTAATGGTTGACAATATATCCATTCAGATACTAACTCTTGTACGTCACTATGCGGAATACCATGTAAATCTAACTGCGGACTCATAACTAGGGAAACTAGGGCCTTTATTAATACTTATATATCTTTTTATATTCCAATACTTTAAAGGGTTTTATGATAACCTCATTCCAAAGATAGGTACCATCTTCATCTATAGGCTCATTTCCATAACATAAATTATCTCCTTTACCTGGATAAGCTAATCTAAACATATTAGCAGCTCTGTTACCTTTATCTGTTACAATAGATTTAACATCTGATTTGAATGCTGCAACCAAATATCCTTTAAGTTTTACTAGATAGTTACTTTCAGGTCTAAAGAATGGTTTCCATTGCTTGGTAAATGTAGATATAGAATATGGATGTTTAGATAACAACGAATCTGCTATATTTTTAAATCCTTGCTTGGTTGTCCAATGTAATGTATTTACTGTAATATCTGTTGATCCATATACATTTTCGGTAAATGTATCATTCAACAATACATATGGTTCTAGTGCGCCTCTTGAATAAAAGAATGCTATCTTTACTGAATCTATAAATGTATCATTATTATTTGGATGATGTAAATACTTACCAAATTCTTGTTTAAGTCCCCACACTCTATGGTTAACAAAGTCCTCAATAAAATCTAACACTTCCTTTTGCGTTAAGCCATCATACTGTTGAGTTTCAACATACAATTGATACGAGAACCATCTGGTTATTAAACTAACTAATTCCGGATTATCATCTATCTTACCTCCTCTAGTATCATATCCCGCTCTTTGTAATGATAAGAATTTATTAGCAACTTCTTGCCACTCTTTAATGGTAGCAAATGAATTTTCCGGATGATAATATCCTCGTACAGGGTATTGTGCTTCCATTAGCTTATATCCATTGAATCTGAGTGAGATACTTTTATGTTCTTAGGTAATTCGGTAACTACCAAATCAACATCAGTATAATCATATACTCTAGGCAATTTATTCGTAACACCTAACTTATCAAGTAATGTATCAGCATCTTGTATAGACGCAATTTTAAACGTTTTATTTCCTTTATCAGTAATTTGCATTTTATAAAACTTACCACGATCGGTATACAAAATATCTAGTTCTTTTATATTAGAGGCTAATATATTAGGTACTGCTTCGTTTACTAGTGACTTCAGTTTTATCATCTTCTTTAGATTTTATATAAATATCTTTTAATTTAGTATTTCCTTTTACATATAAAGGTTCGTATGGGCAACGTAAACAACCGTTACCACAACACGAACCTCTACTTATTAAATAATCAGGTATAAATACTACTAACTCCAAAGTTATTGAATGATTGTAACTGAATATACAGAATGTAATGGGCAATTTGCTGTCGTTCTAAATTTAGACATTGGATTGATTTCACATTTGCATAAACTGTTATCATGCGATATATTATATGTTGTAGCACAACCTGATATTAATGATACAAAAAATACTAAAATGATTTTTTTCATTGATATCGAACTGTTTTTAAAATGACTCTACCGTACAAGCACCACCAGCACAAGCTGCTTCTCCTTTTGCATCTGTATTATCTTCATATTCAACTACAGAAGTAATATCTAATGCAGTTAAATGTGTCATCATTTCTTCGTATACTTCAGGTGTACAAGTCTCGAAAGGTGCTTGAATATACGTACCCCCATCATAGGGTAATACTGATAATCCATTGTAACAAGTTCTATTCTCAAACATCCAATCACCTACTATATCCCATTCATCATCTTTAATAGAGATAGTAGCTGATATATTATGTGTATTCTGTCCAGATATATGACCTGGAGCTATCCAATTATTGTAAAAGAACTTTACTCTTTCTAGTAACTCAATAGCAGATTCTGTTCTTAATATAGAACCTGCAGGAGATCTTTGCGGAACTTCTATCACAGCCGTATCGTGCGGTCTAAAGTATTCATCTTTAATTAGTTCAGGATGATATATAGCTAAATGTGTGTATACTGGTTCATTTTTCCCTACTCTGACACGTCTTATATAATGAGTATCATGCCATGCATGAATCCCTGAACTTGTACCTAATACTAATGAACTAGTACCTGATGGTTTAATTGTTGTACATCTTGCGGCTGAATTAATTCCAACTAACTTTGCTATTCTAGCATTCTCTTTTTTAACTTCTTCAGCTGCTTCTTTTAGATTATACTGTTGAGCTTTATCAGAACCTATACCTGTCATACCAACTCCAATCAATGCTTCCTTTTCTGTAGTTCGTTTCCATACTGGTCGTAAATAATGAAAGTCTGTGTATCCTGCTTGTAATGTTCCGATAAGTGCTGCAGCTCGAACTCGTGCATTTAAGTCTTCTTGTGATTCAACATCGGATACATTTACTTCACAAAGATTGCAGAATTGGAATGGTCTCAATGCTATTTCGCAACAAGGATTAGTTCCCCAATCTTTATCATTATTGAAATATATACCAGGCTCGCCAGATCCAGAATTTTTTATTTTAGTCCACAGATCCATAAAGAATTCTTTAGTAATCTTATTACGTAATAATACTGCTGAATTGTTTGATCTACCTCTTTGTGGATTAGTTTCCCACCATGTTCCAGTTTTGCAAGATATCATTTCATGATCATCAGCACTGAATAAACTAATTAATGCTGCCCTTCTAATACCACCTGCTAATACTGCATCTGCTACATGACACACAATATCATGAACTTCGATTGCTGATAATTTATCACCATTATTTTTAACATCTAGAATTCCTTGTATCTTTACGAGACATTCTTTAAGTGGCTGTGGTCCGGGAGCTTTACCGCCTGATGTTATCAATCTTGCTCCTTTAGGTCTAATGTCTCTAAAATCAAAATTTACTGTTGGTCCTCCTGAAAAATATGATTTAACTAGTACGTTAATTGCATCAGCCCATCCTTCAATACTATCACCTATTAAGAATCTTCTATTCTTTGTAGTATTAGGTTTATGTATCTCAGGTAGACTATCTACATGATGTTTTTGTACTGAGTATCCTACTCCAGTACCGCCTAATAATAGAAACATAACTTCACCAAAAGCTCGTATATCATCTATTGGTAAGTATGCGCAGTTGTAAATTCTATTAGGAGATATTTCAATTGGTTTACCACCAAATTGTAATGACCTCATTGAGGGCAATACTTTTTTATCGTATACTAATTTATATGCAGTTTCAATATCATCAGCGATATGCGGATATTTTTTTAGATGCATTTCCTTATTTCTAGTAACCAATTCTTCCCATGTTTCTCTTCTATTTAGCTCGGGAATAAACTTAGCATACTTCATATACACAGTTAGTTCGCTAAGGATACTATTTGATATCTCCATTTTTTAAATTGTTTTATTGTTTGTGATTTGTAAACTTCATTGGGTAATAATAAATACCATCAACCCAGTGCGGAACCGTTTATTTCTTTAAATTTATTTGCTAAAGTTTTTCTTAATACTTCTTGACCGTTATCCATAGTCTGTTTGGTCTCTTTACCCTGTACAGATGACTCATCAAATATTTGTATTTGCCCATTTGACATATTCAATTTACTTGGTAATGTTAATCCATCTTGTCCGAACCTATTTTTTATCACAAACCATCTACCAGTACCTGATATTTTATCGGATACTTTTCTAGATAATGATATAATAAAGTCACCAATCATAATTTTTGAATATGCACCAGCTATCTGTTCTCCTTGGATAATTTCAGATTCAGCGCCTGATTTATTTGATTGTGATGCTGTGACAACCGGTATTTGATATTCACCAGCTAATCCACGTAAATCTTCATAGATATTTTCTAGTTCTTGATGTCTAGCATCGCCTGCTCGACCTAATACTCTTAATAAGTCAGCATAATCTACTATAACTAAATCTGGTTTTACTCCTGATATTATTAGCTTATTTAAGTGTGCTCTTAATGTATTTCCTGATGCTGTCTTTGTTGGATAATACTGTACTGTTAGCGACCCGGTAATCTTTTCGATTTCATGTTTAATATCATCAATATGGTATTTTAAGTTTTGACTTGCTATACCAGTAATAACCGCATCATATCTTTGTGATGTATAAGCTTCACTCAACTCTAACGTATAATGTACTACATTTAATCCTTTCCTATATGCTTGGGCACCAATATTAACTAATGACCAAGACTTACCACCACCGGGGCCTGATACAAATATGAACAATTCTCCTTTACCCATACCACCTCCTGCCAATTCATTTAATACCGGCCAAGGAGTCGGGACAGTATTTCTAGTTGATTCAGTATATCTAGATTCTACAGTACTTGCATAATCATATCCTGTCGATACTGCCTCTCCAGCTTTCATAGCATTGTCAATCTTGCTCTTTATTATATCGAACTCACCTTTTTTAAGAGCTTCAACCGATTCTAATATAGCTTTTTTAATACATTGATTTTTACAAAATTTTAAAGTCTCATCCTTAATATAATGTAAATCATCCGACTCAACATATTTCATTACTTCACGCAAAGAGTCAACAATAGACATTTTAAATACATCTCTAGTAACTGATAAGGCTTTTGTTTTAAATACATCTAATGTTGGTGCTACTTTATATTCAGCATAATACTCTAGAATAATATTTACTATCCAATTATTAGCTTCAGATTCAAAAAATTCCGGTAGTATAATATCAGATATCTGTTGTAAATATATTTTATCTGATAGTAACGCCGCAATAATTTTTATCTGGAAACTATGTCCGTAAGCCGAAAGTTTGTCATTCATAATTCTAAATATATGTAAAAAAATGCGTGACTAAAAATAATCACGCATCTTAATTTATTCTTCATTTTTCATACTAGCAAATCCTGAAAGGAAATTGAAAGTACTCATTAGCCAAGCATCGGGATCTTTAAATGAACTATAAACTTTATCCTCCATTAATAAACGTTTAAATGAAAATTTATTTATGGTTGGTATTTTTTGTTCATTTACTATCTCTCGTACAGTACTTTTGATTGAACCTGGAATATCTACATCTTCTAATTGCATCAAATCATAATTCAATCGTAGTAACTTTTCGTTATCTAATATAGTCTGGTAAAACTTATGTTTAGAGTCTCTTCGGTCAATACAGATCTGAATAATATCATCTAATGATAATTTTTTATCTTCCAGTATTTCAGGAATATGCTTTAGTAAAGTCTTCAGTCCTACTCCGGCAACACCTTTAATATTATCAGACGAGTCACCAGTAAAAAGTTTAAATATAATGTAATTGTATGCGGGTACTCCTATCTTTTCTAATACAGTTTCGGCGGTATAGGTGGTTTTAGTAACAGGACGCCAAATTGATACTTTATCATTCACTAATTGTAAATAATCTTTATCATCTGACATAATAACTACCTTTTCCGAATTATGGAATATATCAGTAGTCATATATGCGATTACATCATCTGCTTCTACGGTATCTATAGAAAGTATTGTTATTGGGAGCGTATCTAAATATGCAACCAATCTTGATAATTGATGTTTCATATTTCTCACTTCCTGATCAACATTTATTTCCATATGATCAGGACGATTAAATTTAGTATTTATCTTTCGTCCTGCCTTATAATCAGCATATAAATCACGTCTTCTTACAGAACCACCTTTACCATCGAATACTATAATAAGTCTTGTTGGTTGTACGCTTCTGATAACAAATCCTATAGATTTTAGGAATCCTGTGATGCCTCCTATATGTTCGCCATCATCATTACAAACGGGAACCGCGCTAAACACACGAATAAATGAATTCAAGCCATCTACAATAAGAATCTTATCATCTGGTTTTGAATTCCTATTCCCTTCCTCGCGCAGTTCACGCAGTAACTTTACGTATTCTTTCATAACTTATTTTATCTTTTTAATCTAATGTTCCGAAATTGGTATCTATGCTAAGCTCATCACTCAGTTCAACATCATCAGACTTATACTTCATAACATACTTGTCACATAACACCTGATATAGTTGTTCTTTCAATACAGGATTATCTAATAAAGTCTTTCTGAAGTCTTTGGTTTTAAACTTGATTACCTCACCTGAACTCGTATCAACATAATTGTAGTTACCTGCAGTACCGGATACTATTTCAAGTTTTTTCAATAATTCTAGTAAACTAAAATCATCATCTATACCTCTATTAAAGTATATCGGATAAGTTATTACTCGTAATGGTGGTCCCATACGATTTTTAACTACTTTTGCAGTTGTATTAATACCTGTCACTTCTTGTTTTCCTTGCGGACCTTCCTTAATCATTCCAGAAGGTGATAATCGTAATCTAACACTTGCATGAAATGCGATTGCTTTTCCTCCACTTGTAGTCCAAGGATCCGAAAATGCTGGAGCATTCATTCTACTTCTTAGCTGATTAGTAAATATCAAAAGTATTTTCTCTCTACCAATTAGATTAGTAATCTTTCTCATAGCTTTTGATAAAATAATAGCTTTAGCAGTGTTATAACCATCTTTATCCCATTCAGCTGCCATTTCAGTTTTAGTACTTGCTGCAGCTACAGAGTCTACTACAATTGTAACTGGGGTATCTTTATTAGACTTTCTTACAGATTCTATAATACTTTCAATTGACTCAAAGATATCTTCAATGGTTTCTAAAGGTACATATAACATCTCCTTTAAATTTACACCAATTGCTGATAGGAATTCTGTTGATGTCGCATTCTCAGTATCAACATATACTGCAATACCTCCCATTTTTTGTGTATTAGCTAACGCATGCGCTGCTAATAATGATTTACCTGACGCTTCTAGACCTGTTATTTCTACAATTCTACCCATCGGAAACCCACCATTAGGTCTATTGCTAATGGCTAGGTCCAATGCGGTACAACCTGTAGGAACCCATCCTTTAATTTCGGATGGTGAATCTGCTGTATCTCCTTCTAAGAAATAAGCAATCTTTCCTGCAGATGCTTTAAATTGTTTGTTTAGGTTGTCGGCTAACGTCAAAGCTAAATCCTCGTCTAATTCGACTTTGCTTTTTGTTTTTGCCATAAATTTATACTATTACTTTTTAGAGAAAAGAGCATCAAAAGCAGCTGATACATCTTCTACCTTATTAGTAGTTGCTGATTCAGTCTCTAATGATTTCTTATTAGATGATTTAGAAGAATCTGTCGCATCTTCTGTGTTAGCAGGTTCTGTTGGATTCATCCATTCTTGTAATAATTTCTCAATTTCATCATATGAATACTCTTTAAACAATTCAGTGATTTTAGGTTGATTTTTAATCAATTCTAATACCTCCTTGCTTTCAGTCATAGGACTAGTATTTGGTTTAACTCGAATAGAAGTCTCTGGATAATCTTTACCTGTGGCTTCTTTTGATTTGAACTCTACCGTAATATCACGACCACTCATTGGATCTGTAATGTCACCATAGTCAGCATCTGCGATAAATCCTAATAATTCTTGATATACTGTTTTGCCGAATCCCCAAAATTTAATACCTTCAGATTCTTTACCTCTGATTAAGATAGGTACATAACATCTCATTTTAGGTTCTAATCCTTTACCCATTTTCCAATCTTCTTTATTACCAGTTGATTTCAGTTTGTCAGCAAATTCCACAATTGGATCTTGTTTGCCAAATGATACCGGTGATAGAATGTTTTTACCACTAAAGTTATAGTGAAAATACATTTCTAAAAAAGGATTTTCTCGGTTGTGAATATAAGGAACTATCCTTACTTGATGTGTACCAGGAGCTGGTTTCCACAGATTCTCTTGCTTATTTGTTTTTGATTGCAGAGATTGTAACTTGTTGCGAATTGCACTAATGTCGATTGCCATTTGTTTTTCATTTTTTAGTTGTTAATAATTAATTGTCAATTGTCATTCAAAAAATAATACGCCTAGGTTCGTATACTCAATTAAATAACTAATTTATATAAATATAAGATAAATTATTGTAGATTACAAATTTTCTACCAGAATTATTTTAAAAATCTGTGTAGGGTAAATTTTAACTTCGTTGTTCGTAGATAAAATTAAACTGTTTCTGTAATTACTCCAATTTATTATATGTCTATTATTTAGTTCACCACCGTTCTCACTTCTAATTATAGAGTTTAATGAATTAATGGTGTATAATGTATTTGTTTCTTTCTTTCTATGTAGGAGAATAGCCCCATTTAATGTATTTGAATTGGATTCTTTCTCTATATTAAATGTGCATAGCAAATCTTCTTTGCCGTCTATTCGTAATACAAATATTTTACCGAAACAAATTTCATAGGTATCAGTTATCTTTTTTATCGATTCATCTAGAAATAATTCTGGTGTAAATAGTGCTAATAACTGATACAATGTTTGTAGTATACATATAAATATGTTTAAATTTTATTAGAATCTACGTTTACTAAATTATGATAATCAGGGCCTATTGATATCTTTACAGGAAACTTTGTTTGTTCCATTTCCGACTTGATATATCTAATATATTCAGCCCCGTCCGCTTTATTAAAATCAACTAATAATGAATCGTATGTATAAAGAATAATTTTAGATTCAAATTTATTTTGATTTATACCATCTAGTATCATGCAATTTCTTTCTGTCTCAAAACATTGTAGATAGTAATTTAATAGCTTACTAGCATTCATATCATTAAAAAAGTTCTTATACAATCTTCTGTTAAATATTGGAGTCTCTATATAATTTACTTCGTTATATGATTGCCATAGTACTTTAGTTAAATCATTAATTCGTTTGAAATATTCAATATGTAAAAACTCTTTTGATATCCCACCGTATAATAATCTAAAACTTATTTTTTTAGATTGTTCATATTCGTCATCAGTTAAATCAGTCTTATTAAAATAGTATCGACCTAAATATTTATGAATGGATTCATTTGTTGGAAAATCATAATTAACTAAATCAGCTAATAAACGTAGATGATATCCATCAAAGTCAAAATTTATTAAGAATCCATCTTTACCAAATCTACTAGTAAATGATGCTCTACTACCATTATCTTTATTTAATGCTGCAAAGTTTATACCACCGAATCGATTACTAGGTCTACCTGTTGATGTATACAAATTATATTCTGAAAATGTGTATCCATTAAAGTACTGCGTATCTAGGTAATATTTATGGAATGTATCATAGTTGGTATATAAACCATTCTTTTCTATATTATAGAATGAATTTATAAACTTATCATTATAATTTATGAATGCAGCATGTTCCTTTATATCAGGCGTATAGTATTCTAGAAATGCATTTTTAATATTGGTACACCGCTCGTAATGTTTTAATATTGGAATAATAGTATTCAGATTTTTAAAATATTGAAAGTTTCTAGTAAACCATTCATGTGCAGATGTATCGAAATCATCTTCAAATGGTGTATTAGTTTCAAAATACTTTACCAAGTCAATATCAATTAAGTTATAATTTTTACAGAAGGCATAAAATCTTTTCTTATTATATACATACATTCTATTATCTTTAGGTATTCTATCCAATTGCTTTTGATTTATACCTAATGCTTCTGTATGATTAAACGATATCATATATTCTGTATCTTTAAGCAGAACATATACATATAATAATGATATTGAATCTAGATGTACCGGATAGTTTCCGTTCGCATAAATTGGTATAACTAACCAATCATTTGCGGCATTCTCTGATAAGAATTGATCATAATCTAAACTAGTTTCTATTATTTTCATAGGTTCTAGTTAAATATAATAAAACTTTCTGTATTACAAAAATTTATTTTTGATTTCTTGTGATGTTGCGTTAGAATACACTGATAATTCTATATAGTCATTGATAAAAGTGTCTAGGCCTGGTATCTTTATCTTATTTAATTGTACTATTCTTTGGTTAGTATCTTCTACACCAAATTGTACTATAGCATTATTTGAATCTCTAACGTCATTTCTAGGTCCGGTCAATTTCCATGGTATTGTTATTGCTGTATAAAGTCCTGCATTAATACCTTTACCCGATGATACTAATGAACTATATTGGTCAGCATCTATTTCTATAATAGATAATACAGCATTTGTTAAATTATTACGTTGAATAAAATATCTATCAACACTACCATTAACATAATCATCCTCTTTAAGTATCGGAAAGTAATATCTTGGTGCTACAAAAGGATCAACATCTACTTTAGTAATATTTTTGTATATCATATTACCCTCTATCTGATATGTTGGTTTATATGGTATTAACTTTTTCGATTGAAATTGATTCCACCCAGATTCTGTATATATCTCACCTGTTGAATATCTGTGATATGATCCTGTATATCCAGCACCACTCTCAAGCATATACTGACCACCGTTGGTGTATAGATTATTTATAATCTGATCTACTGGATAATATATTTTTAATCTTGCCATTTTATACTTTCAATCTAGATACTGTACTTAATGTTGTTGTCCAATCATTATTAGCTATATTATGTTCAATTTTCGTTACTGTAAACACCACATTATCGTATCCTTTAGGTAAATAATTAATTCTTATAGTATTACCAAATCTGAAACCTCGGACTCCATCCATAACTACAGTCAAATCTATAGGTAATGGTGAGCCCTTTACTTCATTGCTGTTTTGATCTACTACATATTTTTTATAGTCTTGCAAGCCAGATTGTATATTTGCAACATCGTCTGGTCTAAAGCCTCGTTCAAATGCAGTCTTTTTAGTCTTGTTTAAGTCGTTTAAAGTCTCGTCAGAAGTTTTTACAGGCGTAGGTGTTGTTCCTGTTTTTGCACCAATTAGTTGCGGAGTCTTACCAGTTAATGTAGATGCTGCTGATACGAATTGTGCGGTTGCCATGGCTCCAGGTAATTTTGATGTCATTGACATACTTCTAACAACACTACCTTTCGTATTATTATCTGATATAATTACCGGTATAGTAAATGGTTCTACAGAATCTCCTATAAACTGTGTCTCCATTACTACCCATTGTGATAGACTCTTTTTATATTCCGCATCGCCTTTTTCCGCATCAACTCTTGGATTGACTAAACTTAATTGATATAATCCTCCGGTGCAATTATCAATTTCTGTAAATATCTTGCCGAAGAAATTAACTAAAGATGTATCAACATCTTTACTATTCATTTTAGCGGACACTTCTGATTGCATACCTTTTACCATCTCCATTAGAAAATCTATACTAACTAGTATCTTACTTAAATCTACAGTATTTGAATTACCTTGATTCATTGATATTTTATCATCAATAGATTTCGTTAAACTTTCAGTTCCATATACTGAATATCCTGGTAACAATATATTTCTAGGATTCGAAGATACTATATCTGTATACTTTCTTCCTACAGATATATCTTTATTCGATTGGTATGCGTTTTCAGGAAATAATCCAGGTGCATTATTTTGTAATATTTTTGATACTGCAAAACAAATCCATTCTAATGTGACATATACTATTTCAGCCGGCGTGGCGGCATTAACCTTATCTGTATTTTCGGATTGCGCATTTGATAGTTTTACTGATAGTTTAGCGATACCATTATTTGGTGCTATTATTGCAGGTGGTCCTGGTAATCCGGGTGATATCGAATCGATAGGAAACTTTGCATTATCAGCGGTTGCATTCTTTACTCGTTGTACCCAATTATATGGTATTACTTCAGATTCAGAAGGGCCATTACCATCAGAATCAACAGCAACTTGTTGACCAAATAAGACAGCTTTGTTTGCATTTTTAGTATTAGATGGTGTAGAATTTGTATTTAATGAAAAGAATCCTTCTCCTACTAAATTACTTACACAATCGAATCCACCATCTGCTCGTAAAGTCCAACTAAAATTAGTAACAAATCCGTAAAACGCTTCCTTTGGGCCTGATCCTACGTTATCATTTATCCTTTCTACAGTAGTCCATCCATATTCTATCTTAACTGGTATATTACTATTGTTTTCTTTCATAGGTTCAACAGTCAATAACGAAGTTAAATATGTATCTAATTGTGCTAAAGTAAATACTGTAAAATTTATGTCGGCTTTCATTAATGACCCGTAGTCGCCTTCATTAGATATACGAACACTATTTACTACAGGTTTTGGATATAATTCTCTAGTATATAATGTTGATTCGCCATTTTTTGATTCGACTTGAAATCCTCCTTTAGGCGGTTCTAGTAATGTCTCATTACCTCTTGATATTTTAATATATCCAGTTTTTCTATATAACCATGCATGTATAGGATCTCCCTTCTGACCCCCGCGTTCTCTTTCAGAATATTTTCTAGAACGAGCATTTACCTCATTCTGCACCGGACGCGATACCTGATTATAAAACGGATTGTTATCTTTTACATTGTAACCTTGTGTTGCCATAATTATCTAGAACTATTTTGTGATTGGTATTCTGCTTCTGCCGGATCTGATATATACGGTATTCTAAGTTGTATACCAGGCTCTATTACTAATGATCCGTTGAATTTAAAAGCATTAGGATTTGCTGATGCTATTATCCACCATTTTGACGCATCACCATAATAATCATATGCTATTAAATCTAATCTGTCACCATATGTTGTTATAATGTATATATCAGTAGTTTGTTTAGTTATCGTTGGTGGTAATGTTGTACCATAGTATCGTTTACCAGAGGCTAACTTATTAGTTGTTGCTATTGAATATCTTTCCATTAGTTATTATTTTATTCTGCTTCTGATAACCAGTTATCGGAATCTGTTTTCTCTTGCCCAAACTTAGATAATGAATATGCTCTGCCTATCTTTATAGGGCGATAATCTCCAAGATACTTAAGTGTTACAGAGATTTCTGCCATTGTAGGTAACTGTCTTACATCAGATTTACCTTCCGCATTAAGTTCCCATGTCGCTTCATCTGGTACTGATACTGTTAATGATTCGATAAATACCGGCGTATTTTGAAATAAATTGCCTATAGTAATTCTCATAAATGGTCCTACTAATCTACCATTTCTATAATCAGGCATTGTATATGTAGACAAATAATTTATTTTTCTCCACATTGGTTTGAGCTCTTCTCTACTAGTAGCGGCTACAGTAAATGTAAATGATATACTTCTTTCGAATCCTGTATAAATGTATGCTTTATCCGCTCTGCCCATTATAGGTATAGTAGCCCATTCAGGTGAGAATGAATCTGCGAATCCTTGTATGTTTGCTCTGAACACAATCATATCATCCTCAGATTCTAAATGATGTAATGGTCCTGAAAAATAGAATGCTATAAAGTCTTTAGTGTTAGGTGTTATTTCGCTATAATCGCCTTTGGCGAATTCTGCAGATAATATTCTTTTTTCATAATCTATTAAATTTACTTTATCACCTCTACCAGAAGCTTTAGTATAGTCACTTCTGTCTTCACCCACTTTACCTTGTGTTCCCCAACCAGATTTTTCTAAATTCTTCTGTTTATAATTAGAATTAGTTCTGTCACCTAGAAACCCAGTACTACCATCATATTCTGTAACATCTAGCCTAAAATCATTAAATCCTCCTTGTTCTGCAACTTTACCTTTTTTAGGTATTTTACTATAAGATAATGTTGAATAGTTTCTTATATCGCCACCGGGCGTTCCATAATCAGCTGCTTCGATAGTAGGCGTAGTAGCAGTATCTCTATCAATATCAGGCTTACGTTTAAACGGATTAGGTAAATTAGCATCTGTTAGATTAGATTCGCTTGCAGGATTTCTTTGTTGTTCTGCTGCATAAGATAATGGACTACGATAGTTAGAACTTATTTCAGCATCGATTGCCAATGGACTAACAGCTGTCTGTTTTTTATTTGAAAATAATGTATATGGATTAGAAAAGTAATCATATTTGTTAGTACCTCCTGTTGATACTAATACATTTGAATTAGAATTAACTGCTCTTCTTATATTAGTAAATCCTATACCATAAGCTGAGTTAGGGCCTCCAAAGTATGACAATGAAGCTATAGGTAATCCATTAGTTTTATTTACTAACGGTGTGCGTATAATCTCTTGTCTTAACTGTATTAATCTATTAGTTAATTTATTACCTATTTTATATTCTAATTCTTTAGCTTCTTGTACATTACCATAGCTTGCTACTTCGTTTAGAAACGGAATACCATGTTTTGTAAAATGTACCCCAAATGCTGTAGTAGGTACTGAAACCAAGCTTGCTATGCCTGAATGTATTCTTGTTTGTCCTAACGGTGTAGGTACTATTGTTTCTACTCTAGGATTTGACAGCCCTAAACCTACTTGTTTAGTAACCCATAATAAACCTTTAGGTGTTACAGCCCATTGTGCTAATCTTGCTACATCAAAAGCAGATCTTTCAACAGCAGCAGCGATACCTCCCCTTATAAGCCCTTCATCAGCTAATGAGGAGCCTCCCCATCTTTGCGGGGACTTATTACCCTTTCTTTGAATACCTCTTAATATAAAGGGTTGATTTATATAAAATGGATTATAACTATCATCTTGTAAGTTAAATTTAGCATACTGTAAATCTAATGCTGATGGTGAATTGGCTTCTGTAGATACTTTGTATAACAAACTATCGTCAGGACTTTGTTTATTACTTTTTACTATGTCACCATATTTTCTAACACTGCTATAACCGGCTACACTAAATACTTTTGATTTTGGTGCACCGCCATCTGTATAGTTAAATCTAGAACCTAATCCTAATTGTGAATCTAATTTTGCTACTCCATTACTTAATGGTCTTTCTATAGTATTAGTAAATGAATATTGATTACCATTTATAAAGTTAAACTGAGTGTTGGTCATATTAGTAGTAAATCCTTTAGCTCCGTTATTTGTATCAGGAGCAAAAAAGTTTACTGCTGGTGGTATATTACCTCTCCAACGATTTCCAATAATTGTATTATCATCATTAAACTGCCCATTGCCTATAATGTTAGAATATTTGTTAGGTATTCCATTAACATCTAATTGTGATTGTACTGGATTAAATGGTGTAAACTTACCTAATCCAACTATATTTTGATATTTAGCTGGTATAGAATTTACATCTAATTGTGATTGAGCTATTTTAAACGGATCAAACTGTCCTAATCCAACTATATTTTGATATTTAGTTGGGATATTGTTTATATCAAAGTTAGACTGCGCAGGTTTAAACGGATCAAATTTGCCTAGTCCTACAATATTTTGATATTTAGTTGGAATATTGTTTATATCGAATCCAGATTGTGTTGAATTAAATGGATCAAATTTTCCTAGCCCTACTATATTAATATACTTATTAGGTATTGAATTTACATCTAAGTTAGATTGCTGTGTTTTAAATGGATCAAATTTACCTAATCCTACAACATTTATATACTTATTAGGTATTGAATTTACATCTAAGTTAGACTGTGCAACTTTAAATGGAATAAACTGTCCTGATCCTATTATATTCTGATATTTGTTTGGTATAGAATCTATATTTAAGTTACTTGCACCTAATAATAATCCTGTACCTGCAGTTCCGAATCGTAAAGCTGAAGGCGTATTAATATATTTTGGAGGTGTATAATCCAAATTAAAATTAGATGTATCCTGAGTTAATGTATTTGGTATTGTATATTTAACTGGAATACTATCTATATCTAAACCGCTATTCATTATCTGTAATAGTTTGTTTTGATTTACAGATATAGTTTTTATAGTGCTAGTATTGTTATTTAGTCCTTGTGTAGATTTAACTACTTGTATATTGCTAGTTTTTTCTTTTACTATACTAACGTTCTTATTAATATCAGGAGTAATAAAACTATCAAATACGCCCATTTTACTCGTCTTTATGTTCGAATTAAACTTGGTATTACTTAGATTAGTTTGACTCTTATTGACATCCTTTGCCCCTAAATTAGAAGTCTTAGATAATGTTAAGTCTTTATCTGTTGCTTTAATAGGAGTTACTTTATCAGCACCCTTTTTAATTAAAGGATTTTCCGGCATTGGTTTACGGAAATTAGATAAAGTAGATTTTAATTCTGTTAGTGCCATTCTAATGTATAACTATAAATATCATACATCTAAAATATATGATTATAAACGATTGCCGTATGTTCTGTCAGGACCTATATTATAGTTCTTTCGTAAACTAATTTGCGAGTCTAATTCCTCTATAGTTTTATTTCCTATTTTAATTACTGTCGGTCCTGATGTGGCAGCTACTAATTGTTTTAATAATGATATCATTTCTCCAATTTGTGGATCATTACCAGCTGGCTGTCCGCTTGTTGCCCCTCCACTACCAAATAAATTTGTACCTGCTACTATAGAATCATTAGGATTAAGTGATATTGCTCCTGCAGGACTAGATACTACCATTTTACCACCTGGCCCTATAACCCCATCATGCATTTCTTTTGATGTATCCTTATCACCAGACTCTCCAGTTATTGCCATTTTCATAGATCCGATATACTTGCCCAATGTGCGTACAGGCGATAAAATCGAATCTACTATATCTTTTATATCTTCCCATGCTCCGGCAAAATCTCCAGTTAATAGTTTATATATACCTGATAATGAATTCCATATAATACGTATACCACTCACCGCAACATCTATTGGTAACTTTATAGAATAAAAGCCCGCTGATACATAACCTACTATTCTATTTATCATTTCAGTATCATCTAATATATTCGAAAGTCCTTCCATCATACTACCCAACGGGCCGTCAATTAACTTAGCAAATACAGCTTTAATCCTATCCATCCCTAACGCTAGTTTTTCATTAACTGATGCTTGTTGTTGCTCTGTAGCTAATTGTTTTGCTTTTTCTTCGCTTATTGTTCCTGCAGCTTGTAATCTATCTAGATCCGCTTTTGATAAGTCTCGCATATTCTTTATCTCCTTACCACCCAAAGCTTCACTCATCTTCTGCATTTCACCTGCTTTTGTTAACTGCTCTACAGTCATACCAGCAGCCTTAGCTAACGCCTCTTGTTGATATGGTGCCATCTTTATAAACTCATCATAGCTACCTGCTTGTTTTACTGCTTCAGCAGCTGCTTCTGCGGTTTTTCCCTGAAGAGCTAACATTCTAGCTTCGTTAAGATTAATATTTTTTCCAGTAAGAACTCGCGCCTCCATTTCATCTTGAATATTAGTATCAATTGATAGAAGACTTTTAGCTACTGATTGTGTATCTTCCAATGTCATACCAATCTTCTTAGCTTGAATAGCCGCCATAGTAAGTGCCTTTATATCACCTTTATATGTTGCTAATGTTGTTTTAGATACCTTCGCAATATCTTTTGTTATCTCTTTAAAGTTTAACGAATCACCGGTCATCTCATTATATGACTCAGTCATTTGTTTAACAGTAATTAGATTTTGTTCAGTTGTTTTACCATTAGAAATAGCGGTAGATTGAAACGCAGCTGCTTCATCACCGGTCATCCCATATTGTTTCTTAAGTAGTACTTGTGTTTCTAATAGTTGTTTATTTGCTACAACATTTTGTCCTGTTAGCCCCACTAATTCATGATAAGATTCCATTAATGTTTCAGTATTAGCACCAACTATTTTTGTTTGTGATGCTAGTTCTTGTACACTATGATGCAAATCATGTGCAGCTTCTGCTGATAATCCAAAACTTCGTTGCATGTCAACCAACTCCTGATTGACCTCCAACCCTCGCTTAAATAACATTACTGCAGCTCCTAGTGCTATTACTATAGGCAACAACGGACCTGATGCGGCAAGAGCACCTTCCATTCCCATTGCTGCTCCTTCTGCTCCAGTTGCTATACTTCCCATTCCTGGAACTAGCTTCTTAGATAACGTAGAAGCTAATTTGCTACCTAATTCCTCCTTCAACTTATCAGCACCTAATGCTTTTGATAACATGCCACCAACTACTGGTATATCTTTTATAGCATCATCTATAGAGTCTAGGAATCCTAGTTGTTTTTGTATCTCACCGGAATACTTTTCAGCTAACTTTTGTCGAGCATCATCAACTCTTTTTATATTTTGTATCTGTTTATATAAGTCTGAATTTGTATCTAATATTGCTTCCTGAATATCTAACTCCCTCTCTCGCGCCTTTAACATCGATACTCGAGCTGATGCCTCTAATTTTAGTGATTTTAGTATAGCTTCATCATTCCCTTTTGCCTCTTCTTGTAGTTTATTTATACTGTCATTAGTTAAATTAATTTCCTTTTCGATAGATAGACGTTCTTTTGCTAAATCATTTAACTTTTGTATAGCTGATGTTTCGGACATTGCTTTGTTCGCAGCATCTTGTAGTTTTTTCAAGTCAGCCAGTGCCTTATTATAATCTTGTATATTCTTTATATCGTCCTTATCGATATTAGAGTTCGCCATTTACTTATTTTTTCAATGTTGACTTATATGTTTGTAACTTTTTAGTCAATCCAGGTTGTAATGCCATTATTTCATCATATGTCATACCAGGTCTATACTTTATACCTACCTTTGAAGCTGCATCTATTGCATCTTCCTGTGCCCGGTGTACTCTAGATAATCTGTCACTTATTTGTTCTAAATTATCTACCGCAATTTTTGCTTGTTGTTCATACTCTTTATATTCGGGCGTTTTTTTCAATTTATTAATATCTTTCTTAACTTTAGGAGCTAGAAACATATATAATATCTTAGTAATTAAGCTTTCTTCAGTTAACATAGACTTATTATTTTTATTCATTTTTTGATATTCCTCCTTAATGATTTGTTTCAATTCTGATTTTTTCATGAATATAGTATGTTTTATATAAATATGATTAAAAATGATTATGCCTCACTGTATGAGGGGGTATTCCTTTATTTAATATTTGGTGTTGAGACTTTCTGTTTTACAATTATTGAAATGGTATCGAGACATATTTGGACCGCCACCCTCTAATCCGCAGTGCGGACATATAATTCGTTTTCTTGGACCGTATAGTGCGAGTCGATGTGCTTCAGGTAACGGTCTACCTGATAACGTATTTGATATCTTATTTCGTACATAGTCCGGTATCACCCGCAATTTTGCACTTTCGCTAATCTTTCGTTTACATTCTTCTGATTGTATCCTTCCCAAATTTCTAGTATGGCCCTTTGCGGCATTCGATATTTTTAATCTAGTTTCTATAGAATGTTTACGATTTGTACTAGTTTTTGATATTTTAGATTTCGTTTCATCTGATAATCCTAGTTGTTGTCGATGTATTCTTGCTGATTCGTACTGTTTTGCACTTAGTGTAAAATGTTCATGTCGTACACTTTTTCTATTACACATCAACCAAAACGCATGTGCTAACTTATGATTTTTAGGATGAATCTTAATTAATAGATGATGACATATAAAGTGTTCTCGAGCAGTTAATAAAACTAAATTATCTTTATCATTACTACCCCCTAAACATTTCGGTATTATATGATGCCTTTCATAATATTTCCAATCAGGATGGTTCCTTTTATGTTTAACTCGTATACAAGATTGTTCCTCTTGTTTAGCTCGTTCGATTAATTGATTATAAATTTTTTGATAATTCATATACGTTGGTTTGACATATATAAAT